ATTTACCGATAGGTAAGTTCATAGCTTGTACTGATACGATGTCGTTAGCTAAAAGTTTAGAGAATACTCTTCTCACGATTGGGAATACAACCGTTTCGAAAGAACCTGAATCAGTTGTTGAAGAAGCCTCGTTAATCAAGTATGAAGCTTGGTTTTCATACAATTGAGCAACGTTCTCTTTCAAGTGACCTTTTAATCCTTCCAAAAAGCCAAGTTTATCCCATTTGTTAATTGTGTCTTCTTTGATAACTTTAAGGTGTTTCAAACCAATGTTACCAACTAGACCGCTTTCTAATAATGCACCCATTTTTTTATTTTTTGTTTTTTATTTTTGTTTATTTTTATTTTGAAATTTTTGACATAATATCCTTCATTCTTAAGAATTGTGGATTTTCATATGTTTTTGATTCAATTAAGTTTTGTGATGAACCTGAAGCTGGTGATTTCTCAATTTTAGAAATCGATTCAGTTACAACACTTTGATTATTGTTTGATAACTCGTTTTTGATTGATGAGTATAAAGATTTAGATTCTTTCAAAGATTCAACATCATCAAATCTTCTTAAGATATTGATTTTCTCTTGTTTAGTTGTTGTATGTTCAGTGAACAATCTTGTAGCGTAAGCTAAGTTTGAATTGAACACAGCAACTTCGTTTAATTTTTCTCTGAAAACATTTAATGCTTTTCTATACTCTTCGTTTTTTTCTCTCAAACGAACTACTTCTTCTGAAAGTGCCGCATTTGGTTTTACTTTCATTTTAGGTAATCCTTTTCTCATAGCGTAGTTTCTTGTACCATTTGATAAAGTTCTAGCAGCTTCTTTGGTTTCTTCTTTTTCGTAATCTTTGTAATGACCTTTTACATCACCAGTTTTGTGACCGTCTTTACGTTTGTATTCGTCTTTTTTAGAACCCCAATTTTCTTCAACTTCACTTTCTTTGTATTCAAATTTCTTTGGTTTCAAATTCATACCAACACCTTTAGCTCTACCTTTTGGTTCGATTGATGCTTCTTTGGTTTCCATTTTCTTACCTTCTTTATATTCAAATTTTGCTGTACCAGTTTTAACGCCTTTACCTACAACAGGTTTTGTCATCATTGAACTTTCTTTAGTTTCCATTTTTTTCGCTTTGTTTGTTAATGATGATTTTTTTAACGAACCCATTTTAGGTTTGATGGTGAATTTACTTTCGTTCATTTCATCTTCGTCAGATTCTTCGTTCATTTCATCTTCGTCAGATTCTTCGTTCATTTCATCTTCATCGTCTTCTTCACCCATTACTATTTCGTAAACGTAACCTTCTTCCATCTCATCTTCATCGTCTTCTTCGTCAGCCTCTTCGTTCATTTCATCTTCATCGTCTTCTTCGTCAGCCTCTTCGTTCATCTCATCTTCTTCATTCCAACTTTCTTCCATTTCTTTACCGAAAATGTCAGCCATCATAGAATCCAATTCTTCGTCAGATAAATCTTCAGATTCATCCATTTCTCCGTCCATGTTTTCAGACATTTCTTCATCCATAGATTCTTCTTCCATTTCACCTTCAGTTTGAATAATGTACTCAACGTCAGCGTCGTCGTCTTCCAATGTGATATTGTTGTCATCTTTTTTTACAATAACACCATCACTGTCTTTCATGTTTTTGAAAACTTTTAAGATTTCTTCTTCCGAAGCGTTTGTAAGGTCGATAGGTTCTTCGTCTTCTGAGTCCATATCGAAATCCATGTCAACGTCCATATCGTCGTCACCCATGTCGTCCATGTCGATATCCATGTCAACGTCCATATCGTCGTCACCCATGTCATCCATGTCCATTTCAATACCCGTCTCGTCTTCTTCTTGTTCGTCAGTCTCTTTTTTCAAAGACTCTTTTACTAATTCTGAGATTTCTTGCTTCATTGTAGATGCAAGTATTCCTTTTGCGTTTTCGGCAACTACTTCCTCCAAATTTTTCATGGAAAGTAATGCTTCCTCAACTAATGACTTTTTTTCTGCCATATTTTTTAGAATAATTTAACATATAAATATATCCAACTATTAAAAAAGTTGGACTTGGGTCGGCAGAAACCCTAAAAAAATAAAAAACCCCTCACTTGGAGGGGTTTTTCTTAGTTTTCTATAACTTCATCAATTTTACTCTCGGACACCGCTGTGATTCTCCAATCATGTTGGAAACCTTGATATCTCGAAGTAACCTTTGCCTCTACATCGGTAACAGAATAACCTTTTACCAATTTTTCTTCTCTGATTTTTTTCAATTTTCCTGTGTTTTCATCAGGTAGTTCATACTGAACCTTTGCTACAAAATATTTTTCATCCATAGTTTTTATATTACTTATTCAAATAATGGTTTAATTTATTCAATAAGTCAATAGAGCGGTTCATTCCTTTTTCACTTACTCCAATATCAGGTTGTCTCATAACCTTTTCTTCTTCCAAATTTTCTTCAAATTTTCCTCTATCTTCAGGGTTTGTAAACAGATAAGCCCCCGGTGTAGATGGAGATGATACCAAGTCAAAACAAATTAATTCAAAATCTTTTTGAACTTCGTTTTGTTCCCCCACTTTTTTAAGTGAACCTACTCCACGAGATGAGATACCCAAAGTAACACCTTGTCTTAACAAGTTTGCCGCTTGGTCACCTTTTGTAGATACGATTCCTCTTTCGTGGAAACCTGGTGATGTTAATAGTTTTAATTTACCCATAAGAATGTGTCCATCCCACCAAACATCGTTAATGATGTGGGATACACGGTCAAGGTCAATCAAAGATGATTCAGGGTGATTCAACTCTGATAGAGCGGTACCCTTGGCAATCATTTTTTTGTAGTTTTCAGCTTCTCTTTTAAGAATTGATTCAGGATAAACCCTACCATTTCTATTTGGTGTATTGTATTTTTGTAATACGGCATAAAACTCAAAAGGTTTGGAATAATCCAACATTGACTTGTTGGCTTGTTCTAACAAACTTTTGTTGTGAGATTCTTCGGGGGATATAAATCCCGCATCCATCTCAATCAATATACCCTTACCTGTATCGTTTGGTCCTAAAATTTTCATAGATGTATTTTGTTAATAAATACCATCAAAGTGTTTCTTTTACCTTTTTGGATAATGTAAAATCAAAATACTTGTTTTTCTTGAAGTTGTCTGAATAAATTGCCTTGGCAATTTTCTTTAATTTTTCTTTTAATATGGGGTCTTTGAAGTCCATTTCTTCATTGAGAAATAATGTGATTTCTAAATTTAGAAAACTTTTTTTACCGTAGAATATCCCGTTTGTTCTTAAATCCAAATCTACGATATATGTGTCTTTGAATAATTCTTTGTCTGCGATTTCTAATATTGTGTGTTTTATACTTCTACTGAAATTACCTACAATGTGGTCCCATTTTTCCCTGTTTTCTGTGGGGGTTACCCAACTTTGTAGGTTTAGATAAACTGATTTGAAATTTTTTGAATCTACTGTTCCGTAACTCACTTTTGAATCGTTGAAACCAACAATTCTTGCCGTTTTCCCCTTTTTCATTTAATGTTCATATTAATGTCATTTATTTGTATCAAAAAAATACCAATAATGATGTAGTATGTCAAACTTTTTTGTATTTTTGTATTATTTAATAGGATATGCTAATTGTTAAAATAGAAAACGGACAGAATTTGGAAAAAGCTCTGAAGGTACTAAAAGGTAAGGTGATTAAAACCAAACAAAACGAACAACTTCGTGGAAGATTAGAGTTCGAGAAAAAAAGTGTTTGGAAAAGAAATCAAAAATTAAAAGCCAAGTACGTTCAGTCTAAAAAAGACCAAGAAAGTAAATGATTATAGATTGTTGTAGAGATTATATAATCTCACATAATTTATTTTTGAAAAAGTATCTGACTTAATTTGGTCGATAGTTTCTTGTAATTTCATACTTGTAACATCATCCAAAGATTCGTTAATGCCACTCAATTTACCAATAGTCTTTGATTTTAATTCATCAAATTCTTTCGAGAGTTCCACATCCTCAGTCATCAATACTTTAGACAAATCTTTTTTATCGGTTTCATCTAAATTTTCGATATAACCTTTTATAGATTTGTTGGCTACGTTTAATAACGTTTCAATCGGAAGATTAATATGTTCCGATTTTATTTCTTTTTCACTTAATAAATTGATAATATTTTTTCTACTTGTAATAGTTTCCATAATAGAATTTGGTGAACTATAAATTAAATTATCAATATCAGTGTATTTGTTTTCACAAGTGATTTCTGAAACCCAATAAGCGATTTTATCGGTTTTCAATTTTGGAAGAATTCTTTCTGCTTGTCTTACAGACTCGTTGATAAATGCTTCACTCAATTCTTTATCCAAACCCTTTTTCTTGGATAATTCTGTATAGATATGATACAAGGAACTAGCGTTCTTGTTTTCCAAAACTAAATTATTAAAGTTTTTCAACTCAATTTTAGTAGTTTCACTAACATAAGAGTTAATCATTAACTCTTCAATCTTGCTTATTAATAGTCCAAATTTCATATCTTTTTATTAATAAATATCTCAATCTATCAGTTTTCCTAATGCTTCTTCAATAACACCCAAAGAACGACTACCTTTTTCCAAATCAATTTCATCAACACCGTAGATATTATCTCTTTCTAAAATAATATTCATGTCTTTCTTAATTGATTCTGGTGTGATTCCTGCTTCACCTCCTGCTGGTGGTGTTTCACCTGCTGGTGGTGGAGGTGCTCCACCTAATTCTCCACCAAGTCCACCCATATCACCGCCTTCAGCCGGTGGTGGAGCAGTAGTTCCTGATGAAGATGGATTACCATAAAGTCTATCAACATTATCGAATATACCTGTTTTGGTAATAACGTTACCAGTATTTTGAATTTCAAGTGATACCGCTTTTTCCAATCTTTGTTGTTGTAAATCCAATTTGATTTCTTCATCAGAGAATCCCAAGATATGTTTCTTAGCCCATGATTGTGATGTTGGTGCAATACCTTCAATTGGTGCAACAGCGTCTTTATACAATAACATTTTTTCTTTCCAAACATCAATTGTAAGTAAGTCAGCTTGTTTGGATGGGTTAGTTAATGATAATGAGAATGCTCCCAATTCATCTTCAAAACCTAATAAGAATAAATGTATGATTGCAATTTTGTTTAACTCAGCAACCATAGATTTTTGAATTCTATTGATTGTACGAGCAAAACGAATATCCTGAAGTGATAAGTTTCTACCATCACCAACAGTTTCTTCAAAACCTAAGAATGCTTTTGGAATTCTTAATGCGGTTAATAATTTCTTTTGGATATATTCAATATCGGCAATTTCAGATAAGTTTTGAGCTCCTGGTAATGTTTCAATTGGGTTTGGAGCCGATGGGTCACGAACTGGTACAAAATAATCTTGGTCAACCGCCATTTGGTTGAATCTCATATCTACGTTACCTGATTGTGGGTCCACAACTTGGTCTTTTTTGAATTGTTGTGCAAATCTTTGTACGTATGGTTGAATATCTGCATCATCCATGTTTCCAACGAATACTTTGAACACACGTCTTTCAGGTGCTCTTGATGTTCTGTAAACCAACATCGCATCTTCAGCCAAAACCAATTGTTTCCAAGTACGTCTTGCTTTTTCTAACATAGATGTTCCGTATGGTAATTTTCTATCATCACCTAACAATCTGAAGTGAGCAATTTCCCAACTATTAAATTCAAGTTGTTTGTTTTTCCAAGTAAAAGTTAAACTTCTTACTTCAGCATTTGAAGCTGTTGGTCCACCATATCCTGATGTTGCCCTACCCTTCATACCAACTTCAATACGTTCAATTTCGATATTTGGTAATTGAAGACAACCAACAACACCTCTTTCAGGGTCAAGTTTCAAGAAAACAAAGTTGTCACCGTATTTAGCGGTATTACGAGTCCACATAGGTAAGTTTGTATTAATATCAATAGTGTTATTAAACAAATCACCCAGTACGGCTTTAATTCTTGGTGAGTCACAGTAAATCTGTAACATATATCCGTTTTCATCTACCGTAGTAGATTCTTCTGCGTATGTGTCAAGTGCTGCTGAAATCTCAGGGGTATATTCCATCGATTCATAGTCGTAGTATGAAGCCAAACGAGTTGGTTCATAATAAACCGCCTGACTATAAAGGTTGTGTTCAATTTTTGCCCATTGAGCTGTAAGATAATAAGATTGTTGAGCTTGTAATTTTTGTTTTTCGTACTCTGCTTTATCTGTTGTTCTAAGAAGTTCTTTTTTATCAAACTTATATGTGGGCATATCTTGACCCAACAAAGAATTAGGTCCTAACTCTTGGGATAATCTTTGCCATATTGTCAAGTTTTTTTGTTCCATTTCAAAAAATTAATTTAGATTCTTATTTTATCAACGCTTCATTCCGCCGAATAACCATAAATACTGTTCATAATCTTTTTTTGTCGGTTCGTTCCTAAATGTCGGATTATCTTTTCTACCTGAAACAGGAATTGCCGGATTAAAAAATTGTTCTTGTGATGGTTTTTCATATGTATTTACCGTCCAAGATTCCAACATTGTTTTGGCTTGTTGTGTTACTTTTGTAAGTTGTGAAAATGATGAATCTGACACAAACACAGCCATAGCCATGGACATGATTAAATCATCATGTTGACCTTTCATGTGGTCAGGTCTTCCATTGATGTATACAAATGTATTCATCTCGTTTAATGTACGAGTTGAATTGATTTTTAATCCATGTCTTAATGCTTCTTCAAAAGCCGCAATGATTTGAACACGTTTGTTGTTAAAGTTAATACC